ATGTCTGAAGAATACGAAGTTCATGGCCCTCACGACCATGCGGTGGAACATCACGAGTCTCATGGTGGCGATCCAGATACCTCGCGCATTGCAGTGCTGACGGCCGTGCTTGCGTGCTTCGGCGCAATATCTGCCTATCAGAGCGGTGCCGACGAGAGCCTCGCGCTGCTCTACAAGAATGACGCCGCAATCCGGAAAACCGAGGCTGCGAACCAGTGGGCCTACTACCAGGCAAAGGGTGACAAGCAGAATCTCGCCGAACTCGGTGCGGCGTTGAGCCCGGAGGCATCGCCGCAGCGAAAGCGGTTCGAGTCGGATGCCGCGAGATACCGCGCCGACAAGGAACCGATCCGGGCACGCGCGGAGGCGCTCGAAAAGGAAGTCGAGAAGAACAACGCGGCGAGCGAGGAGCGGATGCACCGACACCATCGATGGTCGCAGGCGACGACCGTCATCCAGATCTCGATCGCGCTGGCCGCTATCACGATCCTCACGCGGCGATCATGGATGCAGGGGCTGTCGATCGGCGTGGCCGCGATCGGCATCGTGGTGGCGGGGTTGGCGTTCTTTGGGGTTTGATGGACTGAGAGGCCGTCAGGGTTCAGTCGTATCGATATAGACTAGTGGTTATGATTTTACATAACGTGAAGAAGGGTCGCTAACTTTAGCTGGCGTTACACCTGCGGGACCAAGGCCCCACAAGCGTTAGCGGGTAGCGCCAGCCGTCGAAAACCCTGAAGGCCCTTGGAAAAAACTTCCAAAGCATGCACCCAAATTGCTTTCGTGCGGTCGTCGCGCGAGCTTTCGGCGTGCGCGGCGGCGATTACTTCGAACGGATCGACGTTGAGAATTTCCGCGACGCGGATCGCGGTTTTCTCATCAAACACAGATTGCTGGTTGCGGTACTTGCTGACCGCGCCACGCGTCACGCCCAGCACCTTGGCTGCGGCGTAGTCGGAGGGAAGGTCGAGGCGGGCTTTCACCGCATCGAGCCAGTCGACTGTCGTTTTCATTGACAAACCCCTTTGAAATCAATTCAACCCGGCGTCAAAGGTACTGCGACGCTTCATCAGATGCAACTGTCTCCGTTGCTGAGACGTATCATCTATTGACACGTTTCATCTGATGAGACTATTCTCCGTTCCGTCGACCCGGCACCGGTTTACAACCCCGCCGGTGACGGACTAGCTATCCGTCTGCCGGGCGACTTTCACGCTGTATCCGTTCAAGGGGTTGAACAAGGGGAAGTCAAATGCACGTTTCGCTGCAACAAACGCTTACACCTTCGGCGCTCGCGCGCCAATCCGTCGCACCGTATTTCCGTGCGCTCATGGATGCAATGATTGGAATCGTCCAGAAATGGACTTCGGTTCCGGGTATGCAACAGGCAGGGTGGGCCGCATGAAGAACATCGAACACGAACTGCGCGACGAACTGCGGGCCTCGCACGCGATCATCCGCACGGTGCTCACCGTGTTGACGTTTGACCAGAAAATCCAGTGGTCGAACGCGAACGAGCGTGACAACGTGATCGGCGAGGGGATGACCCGCGCCGACGAGCGGAAGGACGCGATTGAACGTGGTGGCGTCGACGCGCTGTATCGCGAGTTGAAATGTGCGGATCGGATCATCGTGAACGCTCGGGCGCTCCTGTCGCATCACCAATGCGAACTGTGGGCCGATGCAATTCGCCTTGCCGGTGTTGTGTCGCGGAACGCAACGCGCGACGACATGCGCGACAAAGCACTACGGCGTGCGGCGCAGGAACTGTCGGGCTCTCGGTTCGGTTTCGATCCGGCTGGCCCGGCCGAAAGTGTCACGGTCGTGATGCTCCCGACGGACGCCATGTCCGCGGATCACGCGGCGTTCTTGCGCGGGCTTGAGCGATTGGGCGCGCGGGTGTTCTCCGTTCCGATGCATGCGGTGGGGGGCGTGCGTGCAGCAGCCTGAAACGAAAATGGTCAAGGTCGCCGGGACATTCGGTGCAAAGACGCTTGATGCGGAACTGCTGGCGAAAACGTCGAAAACGATCGGCGGCACGCGGTTCCAGTTCATCGTGACCCGCGTACCCGGCGACAAGGCTCAAGTGACCGACCAGAAAAGCGGGTGCAGCGCAGCGGAGATTCGCCGCTGCACACTCGATCAGTGCAGCGGCGATTTCCGGAAGGCAGCACTACGCGAAATCAATGCACTGATCGAGCACCACGGCGAGGACCGCGTTAAGGCGGTCCTGCTGGCCGGTCAGAAATCCACCTGATAGTACCAACACACATAGCGGGGTGATTCAATGGCTCTTGTCTATAGCATTCCTAATCAATGTGACGCCGAAACGCTCGCAATCCGTCGGGTGATCCGCGCGAGCAACGCGGAGCACATCGCACGTCGCCGCGCGACCGATGAAGCCGAGCGACAGGCGGAGACGCTTCGCCACGTCGAGCGTGCATTCACCATCGTGAGGTCCGCATGACGCTCGCGGACCTTCAAGCCGCTGCGCCGCGCCAGATCGAGCGCGGCATTGTCGAAACCGGCCCTTTCTATGAGCGCGGTTCGCGCGGCGGATATTTCACGGCGAACGGCTCGGCATTCCACTGGTACGAAGAAGGCGGCATTGCCCCCGACTGCTGCATGTCGCGCGACGTGGCGTTACTCGTAGCGCGTGACTGCCTTCGCCCGATGCTCGCGGAGGCTGCGTGACGCGGGCCGCAACGGAAAAGGGGATTACGGCGCCGCTTCTCAGCTACATGGGAAGCAAGTTCCGTGTCGCGTCGTGGGTGCTGTCGTACCTGCCGCAGCACGATATCTATGTCGAGCCGTTCGGCGGCTCGGCCGCTGTTCTTCTCCAGAAACCGCGAAGCCGCGTCGAGATTTACAACGATCTGGATGGCGAAATCGTCAACCTTTTCCGCGTGGTGCGCGACGACGCGTCGCGTTCGCGCCTGATCGACGCGCTCGAACTGACGCCGTACGCGCGCATGGAGTTCGACGCTGCATGGTCGTCTACCGACGAGCCTATCGAGCGCGCACGACGCCTATGTGTGCGCGCACAAATGGGCTTCGGCTCGATGGGCGCGACACGGCCGCTGAATGCCCCGATCGGATTCGCGGGTGACGTGTGGTCGGACGGGCCGGGGCAGTGGCGGCGGTATCCGGGCAGGCTCGACGTGATCGGTGCACGTCTGTGCGGAACCATGATCGAGAACATGCCCGCTGTAGAGCTGATCGCGCGATACGACGCGCCGGGCGTGCTTTTCTACGTCGACCCGCCGTATCTGCCGGAAGTCCGCAACAGCGTCTCGCGCGGCATCGGTCGCGACTACCGCTGCGAAATGTCCACGTTTGAGCATGCCGATTTGCTGGCAATGCTCGCGAACCTTCGCGGAATGGCCGTCGTGAGCGGCTACGCGTCGGATATGTATGACCGCGCGCTTACCGGGTGGGCTCGGTTCAAGCGAAAGACGCGTGCAAACAGCCAGGCGGGAACCGTGGCGCGCGAAGAAGTGATCTGGATATCGCCGTCGGCGTGTGCGGCAGCAGGGATCGAGCCGCGCGAGGTCGAACGGCTCGACCCGATCGAGGAAATGCCTCTGTTCGCGGTCTCAGGCGCGCGAGGCTGACATGGATCAGTCGAGCGCCGACAGCACGACGACGACGCGCGAACTGCTGATCGAGGATCTAGCGGATTTCGGCATCGGTGCGGGTGTGCTCGCTACTCCCCCCGAACTGACGAGCCCGGCGCGCACTGCGGAATCCGATCTGGCCGAAGCAGCCGCAATGCACGTTCTCCGACCGCTCCTGCGCAACCTGTCAAAACGACGTTTTCAATTCCGGTAATCAAGAGGACACCCCCATGAAGCAAACGCCCGAGAAAAAGCCGCTCCCGCTATGGGCGATTTGGCTGCTCACTATCGTGTTCGCGCTGGCATGGTGCGGCACGCATCCCGAAGAAGGCACCGAGCCCGCATGGCCGGTTAAATCGACGCAACCCGCCTAACGTTCCCTCTCTCGATTCTCGGCCGTCTCTATGTGGATTTACGCGCGCGACGCGGAAAGCAGCGTTCCGCAACTACCCGAAGCGAACAAGGCTAAGAAGCGCCTTCCCATGAAGTGGATGCGCCGTGCGCTCGAACAGGCGCGCGACGCCGGGCGCGACAGCGCGCGCACGTACCGCCAGCGAACCGGGTTCAACGCGGCGCATATGTTCGATCTGGCAGCAGCAGCGAACACGTTGCGCGAATTTCTGGACGTCCACGCGCCCGACGGTATGCCGGTATCGCCTGATGCGACCGATCACGAAATCTGCGTGAAGGCCCGCCGCATCGCGTCCGATGTGACGATGCGCGCGTATGGGCTAGAACTGGCCGATGCGCTCGTCGTCGCGCGCGCGACGTGCGGCGCATACGGTATCGACATGCCGAATTTCGAGCATCCGGCCGATCAGGTCGCGCGCGTGAAGTGCGAACTGTGGTGGCGTCGTCAGTTGCGCAAGATGCACATTCGGTGGCTGGAGCACTCGAACATTCGGCTGCACTTCGTCCACCTGAAAGCGGAACCGTATGCGAGCGATGAGGCCGTGCGGCGTCGCATTGCGCAGAATCGGCGCAACGCGCGCACGCTCGAAGCGGTCACGATGGAGAACGAGGACGGCCAGCGCTTCACGCTCGCCGAACTGGCGTCGAAGGGCATTTCGAACAAGGCATTGAAGCGCGGCGAACTGTTCACGCGGCTGCGCGGACTGGAAGAACTGGCGGACGGGGCGTCGTATCGCGGTGTCATGTTCACGCTGACTTGCCCGAGCCGGTTCCACGCAGTCAAGCAGACCGGTAGCTGGTTCAAGCCGAACCCGCACTATGCGGGCGTCACGCCACGCGACGGGCAGGCGTACTTGCGTAAGGTATGGCAACGCATCCGCGCGGAACTGAGCCGCGAAGGTGTGACGTACTTTGGCATGCGCGTTGCGGAGCCGCATCACGACGGCTCGCCGCATTGGCATGGTCTGGTGTTCTCGAACGATATCAAGCGGTTCTGCGAAATCATGCGCAAGCACGGGCTGCGCGATTCCGGTAACGAACCCGGCGCGCGCGAGCACCGTGTGCGCTTCGAACTGATCGACAAGGCGAAAGGCTCGGCAGTCGGATACATCGCCAAATACATATCGAAGAACATCGACGGGCACGCGGTCGGCGAGCACAAGACAAACGAAGGCTACGTGGTGCAGTCGGATTTCTGGGATGACGACGAAATCACGCCGTCGGCACGCGTCGAGACGTGGGCCGCGTTGTGGGGCATCCGACAGTTTCAGCAATTCGGCGGTGCGCCGGTTGGTGTGTGGCGTGAGCTGCGCCGCGTCAAAGAGGACGATCTACCGGCCATCGAAGAATCGGCGTGCATCGTGGCCGCGTGGACAGCCGCGCAGAAGCGCGACGACAAGCCCGCCGATTGGGCCGCGTATTCGCGTGCGATGGGTGGCATCGCGGGCGAGGCCCGCATGGTCTACATCCGTCACACGGTCGAGCACCGCGAAGGCCGGTACGGCATTGCGCCGGTTCGCGTACCGCACGGTGTCGAGGCGATCGGTATCGCGAGCATCGTTGACGGGCTTTGCTCGTACACCCGCGAAACGGAAATCTTCGTTCCGTCGACGCGTCACGTGTGGCGAGTGGTTCGGCGCGGCGGCGAAGCCGCCCGCCCTTGGACTGGTGTCAATAACTGTACGCAGCAGCCCGAGCACGTCGAAGCGGTGGAAACGCCGGTCGCCGCATGGCTCGAATACGCGGAGTCATTTCGCATCGATCCGCCCGCAGATCCGGGCCGCATGCGCGTCGACGGCGCGCACACCCTCACCACGCACGACGTTTCCGACTGGCTCGCCGACTACGAAAAGGCCGACGCCGTGCCACACACGCAACCTAACCAATCGGGAGCCGTATGAACGCCAGCTATCGCGATCCGCACGACATGACGATCGAATGTCCCGCGTGCGACGGGCATATCGAAGCGCGCCATTCTGAACCGATGAGCGACACCATGCGCCGCCTGTACTTCTACTGCCCGGACTGCGGCTTTCGTGCGCCTGCGTCGCTCGAAGTCCTGTACTCGCTTTCGCCGTCGGCGTCGCCGCGCGATGGACTCGATCTGCCGATCGTGCGCGCTGATCCGCTGCGCGGCACCGTCAATTCGCGGACCGCGAAGCGGGCCGGGTTGTGACATGCGGTGGACCATGCCATGTCCGCATTGCAAGGCGCGGGGTGTCGCGCGCGCGATGCTGCGAACGTCCGATCTGTGTTGGAACGTGGATTTCCAGTGCGACAACGTGCTGTGCGGTCACACGTATCGAACCGCGCTCACGATGACGCCAGAGGGGCCGGTGCAGCGCACTGAGCGGCGGGCGTCGCTCTCGCTTTTCGATGACTCGCCGGATAGCGGGTCTGTTTCTGACGATGGCGACGCATCGTCGCCGGGGTACTTCAAAGGGGATTGAACGATGGATGCAGCAACGAAGATGCAGGCCGAAATGGAGTTGGTGCCGGGCAACGTGAAGCAGATCATGAAGCAGTTCCGGCAAGGGAGCGCGGATATCTACATGGTGTCGCTCGATGCGATTCGTGTGCGGCCGGGCTTCAATGCGCCCCGTCTTGCCGACCCGGATTATCCGGCGGCGGTGCGCGAGTATGCCGATTCGATGAAGGTCAACGGGTTCTTTCGCCACAAGCCGCTCAAGGTGTGCGCGGCCGTGGACGGCTATCTGTACCTGTCGGATGGTCATACTCGGTGGGATGCTGTCCAGCTTGCGAACCGCGAGGGCGCGGGCATCGAAGCGGTTCCGGTGGTGAACGAGGAACGCGGGACGACGGAAGAAGATCGATTGTTCGGCAAGTATCAGGACAACAACGGCCGTAAGCTGACGCCGCTCGGCGAGGCGATTTTGTTCAAAGACATGCTCGGCCGCGGAATCTCCGAAGAAGCGATTGCGCGACGCTTACCGTGCTCGATCACGAAGGTTCGCAACGCGCTTACGCTGCTGTCTGCACCGACGGCGATCCGCGAAGCGGTTCAAGCTGGCGAGGTGTCGGCAACCGCCGCGCGGAATCTCGTGAAAGCGTCCGGTGCGGATGCAGTAGGGCAGTTTCAGGCAGCAAGGGCAGTCGCGAAGGCATCTGGAAAGAAGAAGGTAACGCCAAAGACCCTGAAATCGGTCGGCACGAAGAAGGAAACAGCCAGGTCAACCGATGCCGATCTGCTGGACTGGCTTCAGGCGCACGGGAACGTCGCGATTAGCAAAATGCACGTAGCAGGCGAACCGCCAGTGTTTCGCGTCGGGGTGCTCGATCTACTCGATAAGTCAGTTTCCGGGGAAGGTGCGAACCTTCGCGATGCAATTCTGAGTGCGCGGGAGCGTGGTTGATTTGCAATCGTCGCGCGCTCGTCATGCTTGACTGACCCGTGGATTCCATGGGTCGTATTTGCTGTTGAGGCGTTCCAGTTCAGTAGTCGCGAACGCAATTGCCGTGCTCGTCTCCTGCGTTCGTTTTCCAATTTTATCTACGCTGGTGCAGGCGATCAGGACGCCATGGCAGGCGCTCAAGACGGCTCGTGGCGTGTGCTCCACAATCGGCCGGTAATCGAGTGAGCGCTGGCCGCCTCCCTCGTCTTTGATATATACGTCTACTGCGGACAGCGACGGGTGCGCGACGGTGTGCGACAGGGTGCGGTAGATCCCGTCATAAGCTGCGAGCGCATCGCCACGTCGGGCAAAATCGTACAGATCGATGCCTGTGGCGTCCGCGTGCGTCGTCGAGAAATCAGTGAGTAGCTCCGAATACCCCTCAATACTGGGGTATCGTTTTATGTCTCGCAGAAGTGCCTTTGCTTGTTTGTTCCTACCTGCGGAATCAGTGCTCGAAAGCTCATCCCACGTCACTTTGTCGTTGGCTATGGCGATCATCACGAAGGCCGTTTCAAACAACCCTCGCGTGAGCACCATCGACTCGATTGTCATCCCCCCCGCCGCGAGACTTGCAGCGGCCTGATAGTGCGACACACTTCGGCAGAAGTACTGCTTCATCGTAAGCGTGCGAAGGTTCATTTGTGTGCCGAAAAGGCGCGACACGTCCATCGCAACCGATGAGCAGTGGTCGGCAAGAGCGAACAGATCCGGAAACCGGTCACGCTGCATCCTGTTGAGTTCGGGGATCGATTGACCAGCAAAACCTTCATCGCTAAATCGAATGCCTGACATGGGGTGCTCCCGGTTCGTGTGTAGGTTGCTTGTCCTCGCGCGCACTCACTCAAACAATGCGTGATGACCCCGCAAACACTTCGGGCCGAATATCACTCGATCTGCTCCCGGCGCGCTCCAATACTTCACGGGCCGCGCGCCCCAATACTTCCTCTGAAAACTGATTGATGCTTTCGTCCAGCAGGGCGGCGGCGATACCGACACGCGCATGCACAGCCGGGTCGATGCGCAGCATCAGCTTTCCGGAAGCGGGCTTTTGCGGCTCGCGCCCGGCCCGCTTGCAGTCGTCCAGATAGTGATCGACAGCCGCGTGAAAGTCTCGCGACAGTTCGTCCACCGTCTCGCCGTGGAAGCTGATCTTGTCGTCCACGCCGAGCACGTGGCCGACGAAAATGTTATCGCGCCCGTCGAAATCGATCCGGGCGAAATATCCCTTGTAAGACATGGCGTTGTTCATGGCTTGATTCCCATTTCGATAAACCAGTCGCGCAAATCTTCCACCTGATACCGCTTCGCCTCTTTGCCCGGATGCGGCCGGTGGTGATAGCGGCGGGTGCCGTTCAGTTCGAAGGCGATGCGCGACCCTGCGCCTTCGTGGACTTCGCCGCCGAGTGCGGCGACGAGCGATTCAATGTCAGAAAACACGATCCCGGCCGAAGTCGGCTTGGTGAAGATCGCGGCGAGCGTGCGGGCGTGTTTCGATTTCATGGTGACATGATAGCAGAAAGTGCTATCAGAGTGCAATCAAAAAAGTGATATCACATCGAGAAATCGAACACATGCCCCCGGCCGATTCTCCGGGCCTCTACGCGGTTCATGTGCGTGTTGTCCTCCTGCACCGGACGCTGTCGCGTCAGGCCCGTGGCGGGCTCGATACGGGCTCGGGCGGGCCGACGCTCGCGGGCGGCAGGTGGGGGCGGATCACATTTCCGCCCCGGAATATCGCAGTCCCCTCCGCGCCTGCGGGCTAAAAAGAAACGACGATTCCAGACGCAACCCGTGCGACCGGCCGAGCCCCGCGCGGGGCGGGGTTCGGCGAATTTCGGGTGGATTTTCCAGACGCAAACAGGCGCGCAACGCGTGCTCCCAGACGCAGCACCGAAAAGTGCCATATGTGGCACTTTTCGCGGTCAGGCGGCGACCGGCAACACGTAATCGTTGAACCGCACGATTTCCTCGCCCGCCCACTCGTTGATTTTCAGGAATTGCTGTTGGAGCGGCACCACCTCGTTCCGGGCAAACACGCGCGCCATTGGTTCGACCGCCCCGAATCCGCCCGTGTTGCTCGGCACAATGCCGATAAGCTGCGGCGGGATGCGGTGCGCCGCAAGCGAGTCGTCGCGCGTCACGTTCTTGATGTCAAAGAACTGGTCTTTCGCTGCGACCTCCGAAATCGGGATCAGTTGGACTGCGCCTTTCTCGCCGCTGCCGCCGCGTGCCGCTGAATGCAGAAACAGGTTTCGGAAATTGCCGATGCCCTTCGAGTCACGCAGCGCTTTCCGGATCGCGTCCACGTCCTCCGGGTCCATGTTCGGGTCGTTCACGTACAGGATGAACCCGGCATGCGATCCGTTCGCGTAGTAACGGCGCCGGAACAGCGTGGCCGACTCGTTCAGCCACGCAGACTGTAGTGAGGCGATGTATTCGGGCATGCCGTACACCTCCTGATTCACGTCGGGCTCCATCAGTTGGAAGATGGATCCGGTGTCGAACTGGTGGCGGTTCAGCCAGCCGTCGATGAACACGAAATTCACCAGATCCGTTTTACGCCGCGTGTACTTCGCCGGGGAAGGGCGGTAGCTGCGCACTCCGCCCGCGCGGTTGCGCTCACGTTCAAGGTAGGCGTCACCGAAAACCATAAAATCGAGCGCGAGGCGACGAAACGCATCCCGCGAAAACTTCGGATGCTCGATGAACGTCGACGCGAGCACGTTGCGTTTGAAGTACAGCGCCGACGCGTGGTGCGTACCGGCGCGCATCGACTTCGCGAGGGCTTCGCGACTGATGGGCGGTTCGAAATAATCATCGACGGCCCACAGCTCGGCGTAGTCGAGAATATCGCCTCCGTCCATTGCGGAAACGGTGTCGCCGAACGTGAACGATTCGACCGACGATAGCGGTGCGCGCGTGGCGATATCGTGTGCGGTGGGTACGAGGTCGGAAGTCATTAGCAAATCTCCACGGTGCTGCGCGCGCGGCTCGCACCTTCGAGGGGTTCATTGTCGAGCGCGTGAAGGCAGGCCCATGCAAGATCAGCATGGCCAATTTCTTCGTTACGCGCGGCGGTGTAGGTCATCTTTGCGCCGCTCGGCGTCATCGATCGCCGGATGGACAGGAAAGATTGTGCGAGGTCGGTCATGCCTGCGTCGAATTCCAGGCGCTTCTTCCCGATCACCGACATGCCTTTCAGGACGAGGCGATTTTTCAGTTCGGGCGAGTAGTTCAGCGCGACAACGCGCGGGAAGAACTGGCGCACAAGCTGATGGACGCCGTGGCCGATTCCGGTCGTATCGATCGCGATATACGTGACGTTGTAGCGCTGCGTCAGTTCGCGAATCTTGTCAGCCTGTGTTTCGAAGTCGATGCCCTTCCAGCGATGGCGCTCGAGAACGCGAAATTTCCCGTTCGGTTCTTCGGGCGGTGCGATGACAACGCACCCGGCCGAGTCCCCGGTGAGCGCGGGGTCGTAGCCGATCCAGACCGGTCGGTAGCCGAACGGGCGATCAAGCAGCGGCTTTACGTCGGTCCACACGTCCCACGAGTCGACCATGCAAGCCTGTACGAGCCGGAACGAGAACACCGAAGCGGTGTCGTCTACGAACTGGCACATATACAGGTTTTCAAAGTCGGCCGGACTGTTCGAGCGGCGCAAATCCTCCAGATCGAGTTTCGTGAACCCGGATGCAATCGCATCCTCTGCGGTGACGATCTGCCGCCATTGCCCGTCGCCGCACGCGAGCCCGCGCGCGAGCGACGTATGCGAAACGTCGATTTCAACCCGCTCGTCGTCCGGTCGATCGCGATTGAAGTGCGCGCCGGTCCAGAAGGGATAGCCTTCGTGTGTTGTGGTGGACGGCGTGGAAAAGTGCGTCATCCGCAAATGCGAATGCGTCGCCATCCCCATCGCAACCTTGTTGAGCGTCGCGAAATTGCTGGTCCAAAAATACTCATCAAAATACAGGTCGCCGTTGTAGCTCTGCGCCGTGCGCGAACTGGTGCCGAGATAGATCAGGCCCGCACCATTCGGGAGCCACATCGGATCACCAGTTAGTTCGACCTGCGCAGCATCCCATGCGAATTTCTGGATATACGAGCGGAACACGTGGGCCTGTGCGCGGCTCGCAGACAGGAAAATTTGGTTGTATCCGGTTTCGAGGGCGCGCCCGAGCGCTTCGTGCGAGAAATAGAACGTCGCGCCGATCTGCCGAGATTTCAGGATGTTCCGACGGCGCAAATGGCGGTTCTCGTACCACGTGTGCTGATGCCCGATCAGTGAATCGCGGATCGCGTCGAGGATGCGTTGTTGCTGCTCCGGTGTGATCGCGTTGCGCGTCGTCTTTCGGCCCGACGAGCGCGACGAAGCGCGCGGCGTGCTACCGCTCGCGGTGCTCGTCTCAGTCGCGCCGGATTCGATGCGCTCGGCGCGAACCTGCATGCGTTGCTGCCGCTCCATTTCGCGGCCGAGTAGATCAAGCTCTTTGAAATCGCCGGGTTGCTTCGGGTCTTTCGCGATCAACACGCGCATGCGTTGCACGAGTGCATCGGACACCTTGTCCGTAGACGTTGCCTTGTCCCATCCCTCGCGCTGTTTCCATGTTTCGACGGTCGAGCGCGGTTCGCCGATGTACTCGGCGATCGTTCGGACTTTCCATCCGCTCCAAAACAGATCGCGCGCGACGCGTCGCGTCGCGAGGCTCGTCACGTTCGTTTCGGTCTTGTCGTTTGCTGCCGGAAAATCGGCGAACGGGTTTGCAGGTTTTGCCATGCGTCGAGCGTATGCGCGCGCGCGGGCGAAATCGACCGCGTGAATTTGTACCCGGCCGCACGCGCAGCGCACCGCGTTGATGGGTCAACGGCGCACGCGCACGATGACGGAACCGCTTAATCAGCGCACAGGAACCAACAGGGAGAAAACACGATGAAGTTTGTGCGGGTGGCAACGGAGGGCGCGACGACGGACGGTCGCGCCATCACGCGACAGCAGATTCAGGAAATGGCGGACACGTACAACCCGGCGAAGTATGGCGCGCGCGTGTTTCTCGAACACTATCGCGGCGTCTTTCCGGATGGTCCGTTCCGCGCATATGGTGACGTGACGGCGGTCGAAGCGCGCGCGGTCGAGGACGGCAAGCTGGCGCTATTCGCGCAAATCGACCCGACCGACGATCTGAAGGCAATGACAAAGGCCCGCCAGAAGGTCTACACGAGCATTGAAATCTCGCCCAATTTCGCAGAAAGCGGTAAGGCGTACATGGTCGGCCTCGGCGTGACTGACAGTCCCGCCAGTCTCGGCACCGAAATTCTCGCGTTCTCGGCGAAGCACCCGGACTACTTCAAGTCGCACAAGCTCGCACCGGAAAACCTGTTCTCGGAAGGCGTCGAAGTCGAGTGCGCGCTGTTCAACGACGAACCCGCTGCCGCCCCAGTCGCGCCCCCTGCGTCGTTTGCGACGCTCGTTGCATCGAAGCTGGCCGAACTGTTCGGCATGGGTGCCAATGGTGGCGCACCGGTACCGGCACAAAGCGCCGTAGCCGCACCGGCCGCGGATTCGAATGGCGGTGCAGTTCCGTCGGATATCGCCTCGCGTCTGTCGTATCACAGCGCATCGCAACAGGTGCTGATCGAGGACATGCGGCGCGAAATCGATGCGCTGAAAGCGGAAAGCACGAAGGATCGCGAGGCGTTCAACGCACTGAGCCAGCAACTCGAACGCGAGCCGAGCGGCACGCAACGGCCGACCGCTACGGGCGGCGAATGGGACGCGACCGACTGCTAACGGCGGCTGGGCACACTCACCACACATCGAATTACCGGAGAACACATGAACCCGATTACCCGGCGCGCATTCACGCGCTACATGGACAACATCGCAAAACTGAGCGGTGTCGCGAGTGCTGCGGAAAAATACGCCGTTGCGCCGAGCGTGCAGCAGACCATCGAAAAACACGTGCAAGAGTCTTCGGGGTTCCTGCAGACGATCAACGTGCAGGGCGTGACCGAACAGATGGGCGAAAAACTCGGCCTGCTGATCGGCGCACCGATCGCGAGCACGACGGACACCACGAAGGGCGATCGAACCACGGTCGATCTGACCGACATGGACCCGAACGCATACGTCTGCACGCAGACGAATTTCGACACGCATTTGAAGTACAGCAAGCTCGATGCGTGGGCGCAGTTCCCGAATTTCCAGACGATGGTTCGAGACGTGAACGCGCAGCAACAGGCGCTCGACCGGATTCGTATCGGCTTCAACGGCATGGGCCGGGCCGCAACGTCCGATCGCTCGAAGTACCCGAACTGTGAAGATGTGAACAAGGGCTGGTTGCAGAAATACCGCGATCAAGCACCGGATCGCGTGATCAGCGAAGGCAAGAAGGGCTCCGGCAAGCTTGTGATCGGCGGCGCCGATGGCGATTACAAGAACCTCGACGCGCTCGTCTACGAAGCTTCGAATTCGTTGATCGAGCCGTGGTATGCGGAAAGTTCCGATCTGGTCGTTCTGTGTGGCCGCGATACGCTCCTGGACAAGTACTTTCCGATCGTCGATCGCGACAACCCGCCGACCGAATCGCTCGCGGCGAGTCTGGTGATCAGCCAGAAGCGCATCGGCAACCTGCAAGCGGTGCGGGTGCCGTTCATGCCGCGCGGCAAGCTTTTCATCACCATCCCGAAAAACCTGTCGATCTACTGGCAAATCGGCGGCCGTCGGCGTGCGGTGATCGACAACCCGAAGCGCGATCAGGTCGAGTTCTTCGAGTCGAGCAACGAAGCGTATGTGGTCGAGGACTTCGGCGCAGGTTGCCTGATCGAGAACGTGGAATTCGCTGGTGCGCCTGCGGGCGGTCACTAAGGTCCGGCGATGACGCGACATACCCCGATCACTCGGCATTTGATGCGCGTCGCCGCGTCGGTGGCCGTCAGCGAGCCTGACGCGCCGATCGCGGCGAGCGTGCAGCGCGGACAGGACAGGGCGTCCGACATGATGCGCGCCAAGCTCGCGACCGATCAGCGACGGTTGAAGGAAACGCAATCCGTCGCGCGCAAGGTCGCGATCAAGCGCGAAGTCCTCCCGGACTACGTGCCATATGTCGGCGAAGCGCTGAACCGCGACGCAGGCGGTCAGGACGATGTGCTGGTCACGATCATGCTGTGGCGGCTCGATGCGGGCGACATGGGCGGCGCATTCGATATCGCACGCTACGCGATCCGCCACGGGCTCACCATGCCTGCGCAATTCGAACGCACGCTACCCGCTACCGTGGCCGAAGAGTTCGCGGACGCGGCCGACGTAACGCCGTACATGCTGGCCGAAGTGATCGATCTGACCGAGCCGTTCGATATGGTGGATCAGATCCGAGCGAAGCTGTTCAAGGCGTATGGGCTCGCGACTGCCGCGAACGACCCGGCGATCGCACTCGCCGCGTTGCGGCGCGCGTTCGACTTGAACGACAAGATCGGCGTCAAGCGCGATATCGCGCGGCTCGAAGCCGCGTTGTCCGGCGATGAATCTGCATCCATGCCCGATGGTGAGGGTGTGGATGCGTAACGTGTCCCTCGCGACGTGGCGGCACGCGTGCCGGGCGGTAGGCGGAAAGCCTCACCAAACGGCACGCGTCCACCGCCACACCTTTTTCGTGGCGGTGCCGGAATGAGCGACTTGATTTCCACCGCTCCGGTGCCTGCCGCCAGCGCGCCAGCGCCCGACGATCCGTCGGCCACGCCGGTCATTCGAGTCGATAGCTGGTATCCGTCGATCGACATGCGCAACGCGCGTGCCGTCCTGCGGCTCGTGGACGGCACGATCACGGATGCTCGGTTACGCGAGGCGCTTATCGAAGGCATCGCACACACGTGTGATGTGCTGGCCGACTGGCGCGCTGAGAACGAGCGCGCCGGGGCGCTCGATCTGTCGGCTACGTTGCCGTTCGAAATCGACGGGGAGAACGTCCAGATCCAGCGCTTCCGGCGCGCGGTGTACGGATGGGCGCGTGCGCAGTTGGTCGAACGCTACCGGGATTACGACACGTCGAAGGACGGCGCACGCCGTGCCGACGCGCTCGATTGCGTGCCGGACGACGCCCGGCGCGATGCGTATTGGGCGATGTCCGACATGATGAGGCGCGGTCGCGTCACGGTAGACCTGATCTGATGAAGGCGCACGCACTCCAAAACGAAACGGTCGACGCGCTTTGTTGGCGGGTGCTCGGCCGAACTGATGGCGTCGTGGAGGCGGTGTTGGAGGCGAACCCCGGCATTGCCGACGTGGGGCTTTTCCTGCCGATCGGCTACGAGGTCGAAATTCCCGACCCGGCTACGGTTTCCGGAACGGCCCCGTTGATACAAATCTTTGACTGAGGTGGATATGCAAGGGCTCGCAAACACCCATGATCGCCGCGCGCTGTCCGCTGCGGTGAGGATTGCCTACATGGCGGCTGTACTGGTGACTGCGCCGCGCAGCGGGATCACACAGTATCCGCTCGCGCTGATGATGCTAGGGCGTGGCGGAATGCTGGTCTACGCGCCATTTTTCGCGATGCTCGGCGTCGCGTCCATGCAGGCCGCGGACGTGCTCACGAATGTGATTCTTCGCGGCAGGTTCGCGTGCGCGTGGCTCGCGTCCATGCGGCGCGGCTTGTACGTGTACGCGGCGTTCTGCTACCTCGTACCGCCGTTCGTGCTCGCGCCCGTTCTCGGCGACTTGTGGGGCGCTTACGTGGTGTCTGTCGCAATGGCCGTCGTCTCGTTGGCGATGGCATTTCACGATCTATTCGAAAAACGTCATCGGAGGGCTGTGTGCAAAACCTGATTCGCTACCACTGGCTTTGGATGCTGATGGTATGGCCGCTGTCGGCGTGGGCCGCGTCGATCACGTTCGGCGACGATCTGGCGCACATTCCGGCCGCCGCGTTTGCCGTGTGCCTGCTGCTGTCGTTTATCGGCGGGCTCGCAAGCACGTTGCAGAAGCTGGCCGCTGACGATCCGCCGGTTCGCTCGGTGGCGTTGGAAATCGCGAAAGACACGGTCGTGTCGCTGGTCGCCGGACTGGTTGCGTTTTTCGTATCGGAATGGCTCGACCTGCAATCCGTGTTGGAGGCAGGCGTTATCACCCTGTCCGGCTACGGTGGTTCGCGGGTGCTCGATCGGATGCTCGGCCGGGCGTTGCGCGAGGTTGATCGCGGCGTCGACGCGAGCCGATAGATTTTTCACGACAAGATTCAGGGAGAACACATGCAGTTGACTGACCATTTCTCGCTCGCCGAACTGACCGCGAGCACCGAAGCACGCAAACGCGGCATCGACAACACGCCGTCGGCCGAAACGGTCGACAACCTGCGTCGCCTCGCCCAAACACTCGAACAGGCCCGCGTGCTGCTCGGCGGAAAGCCGATGCTGGTTTCGTCGGGCTACCGGTGTCCGGCGCTGAACCGCGCGGTCGGCGGCGTATCGGACAGCGCACACCTTTACGGGCTCGCGGCCGATTTCGTCTGCCCCGCGTTCGGCTCGCCTCTCGAAGTGGTGCGCAAGCTTGCGGCGTCGAATTTGCCGTTCGATCAGGTCATTCACGAGGGCGGGCGGTGGGTGCATATCGGGCTCGCCGCTGACGGCAAGAAACCCCGCCGACAGGTGCTGACTGCGAGTTTCAGCGGTGAGCATGCGACCTACACGGTCGGCGCATGAACCCGCTCGCCGGACGGCTGCTCGCTGTCGCCGTGGCCGCGCTCGCGGCATGGGGCGCGGTGAGCTACGTCAAAGACCTGCGCGGCGACCTGCGGGCCGCGCAGGACGAGGCGTCCAAGGCCCGCGAAACCGTGACGGCGCGTGACAACACGATTGCCGCGTTGCTCGCGACAGCGCAGGAAAACGCCAAGCTGCAACAGCGGCTCGGCGTCACGCAATCGAAGATCGACAACGCACAGAAGCGGATCGCGGACGCAACCCGGAGGATCATCAATGAATCGCCAGAATCTCGTGCATGGGCTGATACTGTCCTGCCTGCTGGCATTGCCCGCTTGCACGCAAGTCCCGCCATCACCGGGGCCTGTGATTACGTTCAACACGTGCCCGACGGTGACACGCTGCACGATGTCTGCAACGGCGCCAGAAACGAACGGTGACATGAGCACGACGCTTACGGCCGTGAAAGCGTCTTGGGCGCGTTGCGCGGCAGTCGTGGACATGATCTTTGACTGTCAGGCGCGGGCCGATGCCGGCGACTCGACGGCGACGGCGGGCGCGAAGTGAAGAAATCGGATTCGCTTCGCGCCGCGATCACGGCGGCGGTGCCGGGCCTTCCTCAAAATCCCGACCGGCTGTTGATGTTCGTTGAGGGCGGGCACATCGCGGCATCGCCTGGACAAACCGCGTCGTTCGAATACCGCTACTTCGCGCGGCTCGTGATGCTGGAATTCGGCGGGTCGACGGATTCGGTCATGGGGGCGATTGTGCAGTGGGCGCAGGCGAATCAACCCGATCTGTTCCAGAATCGCGACAACGAGGCGCACGGGATCGAGTTCGAGGCCGATGTGCTTAACAACAGCACGGTTGACCTGTCGGTTCGCGTCAAGCTCACCGAAAGCGTTCTGGCGCGAGTGGGTGAGAACGGGCAACGCACGTTTACGCACGTGGATGACAGCTTGCCCGCGAATACCAATTGGGATGCGGCTGCGTGGGTCGAAGGGCGCGATCTGGCGTCCGGGGCATGGCCGAAGAAATGACCGACGATCTGCACGCGCTCGAAATGCTGGCGATCCAACTGCTCGCACGGCTCTCTCCGTCGCAGCGGCGGGCCGCGCTGATGGGAGTCGCACGCGTTATGCGGCGGCACCAAACCGATCGCATCGCGCAGCAGTTGAACCCGGACGGCACGCCATACGAGCCCCGCAAGCGTGCGGGCGCACGGTCGCGCAAGGGGCGTATCCGCCGACAAGCCATGTTCCAGAAGCTACGCACTGCGCGATGGTTGAAAGTCGAAGCGAGTCCCGACGAGGCGGCGGTGGGCTTCGCGGGGCGCATCGCACGAATCGCCGCAGTCCACCAGTACGGCGAGCGAGCACCCGTCGCGCCGCACGGCCCCGAATATCAGTACCCGCGCCGGGCGCTCGTCGGGGTCGCCGCGCATGATCGAGAATCGATCCGCGCTCGCCTGATTGCTCATCTCGAAGGCCGAATTTCACGCGGCTGATTCTCCCGCAACACCCTACATACACACGCCCTTTGTACCCGGCACGAGCACGGCCGTATCTGCTCGCCGGGCGTTCGCGCGCGCGCCATGATGTTCACGTGATATTCGGGAGCATCTACAGTGGAGCAAGCCGCAGCAAATGAAGCGCGACGAGTCGCACGCAATAGCGTGCTGCTCGGTCGCGTCATCGCGATCGACGCATCGGACGCAGAAAACCCGGTGTGTCGCGTCGCGATCGGCGATGAGGATTCGGACGGTCAAGGGCTCCAATCCGGCTGGCTTCGCTGGACTACGGCGCGCGCTGGCTCGTTGCGCACGTGGAGCGCGCCGACGATCGGCGAACAGGTCAAGATCGATTGCCCGATGGGCGACCTTGCGCAAGGGGTCGTCTCGGGTGCGCTGTACTCCGAAGATCGGCCCGCGCCGAGCACGAGCATTGCCGAACACGTGATGCAGTTCGATGACGGCGCACGTATCTCCTATGACGAGGAATGGCACGCGCTGACGGTCGATCTGCCTGCGGGTGCAACGATTCGTATGGTCGCGCCCGCGTCCGTTGTCGTGGAAACGAAGGCCGCGACCGTGAAGGCTGAAACGATCACGCTCGACGCCAAACAAACGACTTGCAAGGGCAAGCTCACCGTCGAAGGTCCGTTCGTTTTCCTGTCGGGCGCGGACGGACAGGCCGGTGAGGGCGGTTCCGGTCCGGTCATGCGTATCGCTGGACCTGCGGAGTTCGAGGGCGTTGTGACGGCCGCTGACCATCAGGCGGGCAACATCAGCCTTATCCGCCATCCGCACCAAGCAAAGGGCGAGTTCGCAATTACGTCTCCCGCACTTCCGGCGGGCGCATGAGCGGCATGGACGCAAAAACCGGCGCATTCATCGACGGCGACGAGCACCTGTCGCAATCGGTCGAAATCATCATGTCGACCCCGCTCGCCTCGCGCATCAAGCGCCGCACGTTCGGCTCCGAACTGCCCGACCTCATCGACGGCCCGGCGAATCGCGCATTGCTCGTGCGCGTGTACGCGGCGGTCGCGACCGCGATCATGCGGTGGGAGCCGCGTCTTACGCTCACCAAGGTGGCATTCGATGCGGCGGTGCTGGCTGCTGGTGATTTCCGGAACGGCCGCGTGCCGATTCTGATCGAGGGATACAAGACCGTGAACGGGCGGCAGATTCCGGTCAGCGTGAAATCGTCCGTCGACGTGGCGGGGGTACGCGCATGAGCCAGAGCGTTATCGATCTGTCGCGCCTGCCCGCGCCGAATGTAGTCGAAGAAATCGACTTCGAATCGCTCTTTGCAGAGCGCAAGGCCGGTTTCCTCGCGCTTGTACCTGACGAGAATCGCGCGGCAGTCGCGGCAAAGCTCGAACTGCAATCCGAGCCGATCACGATCTTGCTGCAGGAAAGCGTTTATCGCGAAATGTACCTGCGCCAACGTGTCAACGACGCAGCGCGTGCGCTGATGCTCGCGTTCGCGATGGACGGCGATCTGGATCAGCTCGCGGCGCTGCTCGGCGTTGGGCGCTTGGTGGTCACGCCCGGCGATCCGGATACAGGAACCGCCCCGGTGATGGAGTCAAACGACGACCTGCGCGACCGCACACAACTTGCGCCGCAAGGTTATTCCGTTGCGGGGCCGGAAGGCGCGTATCGCTCGCACGCACGCGCGGCGCACGGATCAGTGCTTGATGCTTCGGCGACGAGCCCGAATCCGGGCGAAGTGCTCGTGTCGGTGCTCGTGCGTGAAGGCGACGGCACGGCACCGCAAACCGTAATCGATGCAGTCGCGGCGGCGTTGAGCGCTGACGACGTTCGCCCGCTGACGGACAAGGTGACGGTCAGAAGCGCGGAAATCGTGAAATACGGCATCGACGCAATCATCTACACATACGCGGGACCTGATTCGGGCGTGGTCATCACGGAAGCACAATCCCGCGCGCAAAAGTTCGCCGACAACTCGCGGCGCAATGGCCGGGAAATTCCGTTGTCCGGGATCTATGCCGCGCTGCATGCCGAAGGCGTGGAGCGTGTCGTGCTCATTTCGCCTGCGAAGGATATTGCGATCACGTCGACGCAGGCGTCGTTCTGCTCGTCGTTGAAGGTGAAGCACGGGGGTGTGTATGGCGGATGACCTGTTGCCGCCGAACGCCTCGCCGCTCATGCGTGCAGCGGCGCGAGCCAATGCGCCGCTCGGTGACGTTCCCGTTCCCCTGCGTGACCTGATGAACGCGGAACGCATCCCCCTTGATCTGCTCCCGTGGCTCGCGTGGCATCTGGGCGTCGTCACGTGGAAAAACGAATGGCCGGAACAGGTGCGCCGGGCCCGCGTGAAAGCGGCAATCCCGATTGCACGCAAGAACGGCACGGCGGCAGCGGTGCGCGATGTTGTCGAAAGCTTCGGCGGAAACATCGTTCTTCGCGAGTGGTTCGAGCAAACCCCGCCCGCTGCACCGTACACGTTCGAACTTTTCATGACCGTGGCCGCACGTGACGGCAACCCGCCGACCGCGGACTATATCGCCGACATTCTGCGCGAGGTCGATCGATCGAAGCCCGTGCGCGCTCATTACACCTTCACGCAGGGGTTTTCGCTTAATGGTTCGATCGGTGTCGGGGCTGGTGGACAGGCCGCGCTCTATCGTCGTCTGACGTTGACGGAACAATGAACATGGCAGGAAATTTCATTCAGGTGACTGACGCCGGGCGTGCCGCATTGGTAGCGCAAGGCAACACGGGGACGAACGAACACCGCGTGACCGAAATCGGTCTTTGCACGGGTGCGTTCGTGTTCAAGCCGGACATGCTGGCAATGCCGAACGAGCGCAAGCGCGTGAACACGTTCGGCGGGAAGAACGTCGCGAAGGATACGATCCACGTGACGATTCAGGACACGACGGACGATCAGTATTCGTTGTTCGGCTATGGCCTGTATCTGGAAAATGGCGTGCTCGCGGCGGTCTACGTGCAGAGCACGCCGATCATGGAAAAGTCCCCGGCCGCTTACCTGATGCTGTCCGCTGACATGCAGTTTGTGTCAATCGACGCGGCGAAACTGGTTTTCGGTGAATCGTCGTTCCTGAATCCGCCCGCATCGGAGACGGTGCAGGGCGTTATCGAGATTGCGACACAGGAGGAGGTCAACGAGGGCAAGGACGCGGTGCGTGCGCTGACGCCTAAGACTGCCGCCGCGCGCTATGCACCGCTGGTGCGCCCGCAACTCACTGGGCCGGTGAGCGTCACGTCGGCGCCGACGGATCAGGATGCACAGCTTGCGGTCGCGGCAACATCTGGCGCGCTGAATCGCGGCGCGAAGATTCGCTTTCACGGGACGTTTGCGGGCGGGACCGCCGACACCAATGCGCGGCTCATCGCGTCGATGCGTGCGGGGTTCGATGCTGGAACGTGGGGGCGCGAATACCTGGACTTCTGGATCAACCGCGCAGCCAATGACTCGAACAGCGACGCGAACCAGATTCGCGCGATGCGGATCACGCACGGCGGCAGGGTCATCGTCGGCAGTATGGACGACAACGGCGCGACCGCGCTTCAGGTCGGCGGCACCGGCCTGTACTCGGGCGGCGTAGCCTCGGCCGGGCTCGATAGCGGCGGCGCTAACTTCCGGCTGATGAACGGCCGCGATGTGATTCTGCGGAACGACGGTTCGAATTTCTATCTGCTGCTGTCCGACGGTAGCGGCATCGGCGCGTCGTGGAACAGCCTGCGACCGCTGACGATCGACGCCAAGACCGGCGGTGTCATTCTGGACGGCACGGGCGCGGGAAGTACCTACGTTGGTGGTCAGTTGAACGTCAAGGGGATGCTCAACATCAGCAATGGTGGAAATGAGGGGCGCGCCATCTTTGGCCCGAGCGGCGGCTACTTCTTCGGCAGTAGCGACCGGGCCGGGTTCTTCCTGCCATCGACCGGCGCAATGTTTGCGTTCGACTTTGCGAAGAAAAATCTGCGCGTAGGCGACAACGAGGTATGGCACGCAGGGAACCTGCCGAACCCGGCGCAAACGACCGGCATCGCCATGTCCGGGCAGATTCTTGCCGCCGAAGGCACTGTGACCCGGCCCGGCTATTCGTTCGTGAACGATGGCGCGCCGGACACGGGCCTTTTCCACATTTCCGACGGCGTGTTTGCGGTCACAAACAACGGGCGAGAAACCATGCGGTTTCTTGCCGTCGATGGCAGCTATCAGAACAATCGTGTGCTCATCGGACAGCCTGTCGACGACGGCAGCATGTTGCAGGTGGCGGGGAACGCGACCACGCGCGGCCTGCATCGGTTCGGCGAGGGCAAAACTACAGCGTGGGCTAACAGCGGTAGCGATTGGGGCTTCTTTCGCTCGAACGGCCATGTGTCCGTCGGCAGCGAAGGCGCTACTGGGGTCCTGCAACTCATCGCAGGCAATTCCGAAATCGCGAAGCTCGTGCCGGGCGGTCGGATGACGATCGGCGGGACTACTGATGACGGCGTTAACGTGGCTCAGGTAGCCGGAAGCATGCGCGCGGCGAACTACTACATTCACGGTCAGGGCGCTGGTGACTCAGGCTTGATCGGCATGGACAAGGGCGCAAACGGCCCAGGTATCGGCTTCTATGGCAGTTCCACTGTCGGCGCGGGTGCGATGACGCTACGAGCGGGTGGGACCGAGCGCGCGCGCGTTACCGCGAACGGCAAGTTCGTTGTCGGTCAGACCGGTGACGACGGTAGCGACGCGCTGGTTCAGGTGAACGGCCCGATCAAGGCGAATGGCGCGATCAAAGGAACGAGCGGCGTTGGCGCGCTCGTCGCGACAAACGGCGGTGGTACGGGGCAGACGTCGATCGTCCTGCGTCGTGAAGGTGGCGCGGCCGATCAGAAGCAATGGGAATTGATGCAGGGTGGTGACGGGACGCTTGCACTTCGCACGGTCAACGACGCCTACTCGGCATCCATGAACGCGATGTGGCTCACGCGCGGCAACGGTTCGGCCGTCGGGAACATGATCCTGATGCAGAGCGGTGGGCGCGTGCTGATCGGTACGACTGTCGACACTGGTGCGATTCTCAACGCTGCGGGTCTTGTGCGCGGGCTCGGTTTCGCTGTTGATGGCGGGTCGTCATGGGCCACCATGTATTTCCAGAATGGGAACACAACCCGCTTCACGATCGGCAAATCCGATACTGACGATTTCGCGATCAGCGCGTTCGAGAACGACGGCACGACGCAACGTCGCGTGCTGGACATTCCGCGATTGACGCAGCAGGTCAATTTCGTGAAACGCCCGACGTGGGCCGGTGCGACCCCGTGGGACACGATGAACGTCACGCCGCTTGACAAGAACGTCGGCGGCACGATGGGCGCGCCGCTCTATCTGCAATCCAGAGGCGGGGCAAACGGGTTCGAGGATGGCACGGGCGATAACGCGAGCTACAGCACCTACAACTTTGCGTTGAAGGGCTGGTATGGCATGGGGATGCGTGCCTACGACGGGAGCGTGAACGGCTATTACGACTTCCGCGCGGGCAAGTGGGACGTGAAGGGCGGTTTCTATGTGAACGGCGCGCGCGTGTGGGATCAGGGAAATTTTGATCCGAACACGAAGGTGAACAAGGCGGGCGACACAATGACCGGCGATCTGCGGGTCAAGCAGCCGAACAACACGGATGCGCGCGGCTTTGTGCTCGCCCGTGCTGACGGCACCTCGCAGGCGTGGTTTCACGGCACGATGAACGGCAGCTATTCGGCGTGGGCGACCATGAAGGCGGACGGCTCGTGGCAGTCAAACGTGATCGTCGTCTACAACGCGGACAACCGCGTCCAGTTCAACACCGATATCCACGTCACGGCGCTTTCGCGCTTCTACAACCGACCGACCTTGAATCGTGATGGTTGGCAGGCCGACATTGGGTTGCGGAACAACCGGCCCGGCTACGACTCGTGGACATTCCTGCGCGCACGTGACGGTGGTGGCCTTGAAATCATCAACAGTGCCTACAACGACGTTCCGTGGGGCGTCAGCAATGACGGCGAGACGTGGCAACACGGCAACCTGCACGTCGGCGGATCGACGCTACAGACTGACGGGAACCTGTGGCTAGGCTATCGCGGCCGCTGGCTCAGCGCAGAAATTGACGATATCTGGGGGAACATCAACGCGCGAGCCAGCACGGGCGCGCGCGTGCAGTGGGATTCCGGCGTGAACAATTTCGGCACCGTGGATCGCCTCGGCGGTGCGCTGCCTGCGCCGTGGGTTATGTGCGGGCTCAGTGGCCCCGGTAATGGGACGGCCAACGCAATCGTGGTCTATGGCGTACTTCTGAGAAACCAATGACAAACAAATTCATGCTCGACGTCGATCAAGCGGCTTTCATCCTGTCGAAAAAATTCCCGCAGCTAGTGCGCTGCAAGGACTACTGGGTTGCGCACCCGGTCGATGAGAAGTCCCTCGAACAAACGAAATCGGCGTGGGTGCCGATCTGGGAGCCGCGCGACATTCCGCAGCCGACACCCGCAGATCTGTTGAATTGGTGGCCGGAATTCCAGGCGGAATTCGCGTTGGTCGACGCGGCCGCACGCGTGCGCAGTGAGCGCGATGCGCTGCTGTTGCAGGTCGACCCGTTGGTCGAGCGCGCGGCCGATTCGCGGGACGCAGATCGCGAGGCGGCGCTTAGAAAGTACCGCGCCGAGTTGCGCGACGTTCCGCAGCAAGCCGGGTTTCCGCTGAATGTTGTATGGCCGACTGCGCCTATCTGAGCAGAACAATCGGCGACGTATTTACTGAACCTTGATTGGAGATTTGAGCAATGACCCTGAAAAAAACCATCACCGTCGAACAAACCGGCGCACCCGCAAGCACGCACCGCATCGACTCGGTGACGATCAGCTACACGACCAACACCACGTCGGTGCAAATGTCCAGCTTCTACGACGACGCGGCGAGGAAAGCGAGTTTGACGCCGCTCGCAAACTCGATGCTCAGTGTGGACGGCGTGCCGAAAAGCGGGAAAGACCCGAAAGCGTATGTCGAATCCGTGCTGGTGGCTCCGGTGCCGGAAGGCGAGAACGGCGACGCGATGTTGCGTCAGTACGGGACGAACCGATACGCATTCGCGGGTGCCGATATCGTCGCCGACTGACGCTCGAGAACCTGAAATGCGGTCCTGATCCGGGCCGCGCCAAACCAATATCACAGGAGTGAATTAACCATGCCGCAGGACTATCACCACGGCGTAACCGTAGTGGAGGACCGTTCCGGGGTCCGTCCCATCACGACGATTTCGACGGCGATTATCGGCGTCGTCTGCACGGGTTCCGATGCTGACGCCGCCGCGTTCCCCATGAACAAGCCCGTGCTCATCACGAACGTGGTTGAAGCGCTCGGCAAGGCAGGGCGCAAGGGGACGCTGTACAAGACGCTCGACGCGATTTCGAAGCAGGCGCGCCCGTTCGTCGTCGTCGTGCGTGTCCCGGAAGGGAAAGATGCAGACGAAACGACGTCGAACGTCATCGGCTCGGTGAACCCGGACGGCACGAAAACCGGTATCAAGGCGCTCGAATCCGCACCGGGCGTCGTGCAGGTCAAGCCGCGCATTCTCGCCGCGCCGGGGCTGGATACGCAGCCGGTCGCGAACGCGCTGGCGACGACCGCGCAAATGCTGCGCGCGTTCGCATACATCGCCGCGCGCGGCGTGGACGGTGAACTGGTCGCGACGAAGGAGGACGCCGTAGCCTACCGCAAGATGTTCGGTCAACGCGAAGTCATGGTGATCTGGCCGGACTTCATCGCATGGGACGACGTTGCGTCGCAAGCAGCCGTGGTGCCCGCTGTCGCGTATGCGGTCGGCATGCGCGCGAAGATCGATCAGCTCGTTGGCTGGCACAAAACGCTGTCGAACGTCGCGGTGAACGGTGTGCAGGGCATCAGTAAGCCGGTTTCGTGGGACTTGCAAAACCCGGCAACGGATGCCGGTTTCCTTAACGAGAATCAGGTGACGACGCTTATCAGCCGTGACGGTTTTCGGTTTTGGGGTTCGCGCACCGCGTCGGCCGACACCGATTTCGAGTTCGAGAACTACACCCGCACCGGGCAAGTGCTCGCGGACACGATCGCCGAGGCGCAGTTTCCGTCGATCGACGGCGCGATGGTGCCGAAGTTGCCGCGCGACATTATCGAAAGCATCAGCGCGAAGCTGCGTTCGATGACGACGAACGGCTACCTGATCGGCGCGTCGGCGAGCTACGACATGGACCGGAACGGCGTCGCCGAACTACGCGACGGAAAGCTGGTGGTCGATTACGACTACACGCCGGTTCCGCCGCTCGAAAACCTCACGCTGCGTCAGACCATCACCGATTCGTATCTGGTCGACTTCGCGTCGCAGGTCAACAGCTAACACGTCGCGCGGCGACGGCCGCGCACGATTGAAGGGAGGAAAAGAACATGGGGATGCCCAGCAAACTGAAACACTTCAACGTGTTTGTCAACGGTACGTCGTACCTGCACAAGACGCCTGAACTGACGCTGCCGAAGCTGTCGCGCAAGATGGAGGAATATCGCGGCGGCGGCATGCCGGGGCCGGTTCAGATCGATCTCGGTCAGGAGGCGATGGAGATTGAATGGACGCTCGGCGGCATCGAGCGCGACATGCTGCGCCTGTACGGAAAAAGCACGGCCGACGGTGTGATGCTGCGCTTTGCTGGCGCGTATCAGGACGAAACGTCCGAACAGTGGATGGCGGTCGAAATCGTCGTGCGTGGCCGCTTCAAAGAACTGGACTTCGGCACCGCGAAACCCGGCGACGATACGACGGTGAAGGCGACGATGCCACTGGCGTATTACAAGCTGTCCATCAATGGGAGCACCGAAATCGAAATCGACGTGCTCAACTCGATTCTGAACATCGGCGGTATCGACTCGCTCGCGGACGTGCGCAAGATCATCGGCATCTAATTTCACTCGGCCCGGTAGGTCCGGGCCGCTCAACCCATTCTCGAAGGAACGAACGAAATGAAAGCGAAGGCAACCGACAACACGATCACCCTCGATCAACCGATCCAGCGCGGCGACACTGAAATCACGACCGTTACGCTGCGCAGGCCGATGGCTGGCGAACTGCGCGGCGTGTCGCTCACGGAACTGGTGAACCTCGATGTCACCGCGCTGCAGAAGGTGATTCCGCGCATCACGACGCCGACGCTGAACGAAATTGATGTTGCACAGCTCGACCCGGCCGACTTGCTGCAAATCGGGGGCGTCATGAGCGGTTTTTTTCTGACGAAGGCTATGCGGGAAAGCATGGATTCCCGCCTGTAATCGAAGACGCAATGGCGGACGTGGCGCTGGTGTTTCACTGGCCGCCGTCCGTCATGGACAGCATGTCCGTTTCTGAACTGATGGATTGGCGCGAGCGTGCGCGAGAACGATACGAAAAGCAATGAACAACGAACTGAAACTGCGTGTCGTGTTCGGCATGGTGGAGAAAATCACCGCGCCGCTGAAAAAGATCATCGGCGGTAGCCGGGCCGCGTCGAAGGAATTGGGGACTCTCCAACAGAAGCTGTCGCAATTCCAGAATCAGAAACGGACTGTTGATGCGGTGAAGTCGCTGCGTGCGGAAATGGGGCGTACCGCAACAAAGTTGAAGGAGGCGCGGGCGAGCGTAGCCGAGTTGAGCGCAAAGATTCAGGCGACCAATGCCCCGACGGTACGCATGCAGAATTCATTGCGTCGCGCGTCGGCCGCTGTCGTATCCCTGACGGCGCAACAGGCGCGCCAGCGTGACCGCCTGGGCGAACTGAATAACCGGATGCAGCAGGCGGGGCGAGGAACACAGACACTCGCTGATTACGAGCGCGCGCTACATTCGAGCATCACGCGCACGAACGACGCGCTGTCCGATCAAGGGCGCAAGTTGAAGGCCGTGCAGGCGCGCAAAGCCGCGCTCGCCCTGGCGCGTGAACAGTTGCAGAAGACGCAGACGTTCGCGGCCGGGATGGCCGTCGCCGGATACGGGACGCGTGCCGTCGGCGGTCGCGTGCTCGGTGGTTTGGGGCACACACTGAACGAGGCGAAAGAATACGAACAGCAGGTATCACAATTCCGCGCACTCGGCGTTGGCGAAACGAAACTCGGCGAGGCAACGAAGTTCGCCGACGGCATCGACGTGAAGGGTCTAAGCAAGCTCGACAAGCTCAAGCTGCTGAAAGAGACATACACCATCACGCGGGACATGCACCACGCGGAGGAAATGGCCCCGTTGCTTGCCAAAATGAAAGTCGGCATCGAATCCGTGATGGCCCGGCGCGGGCATGGTGAGGGGCACGGTGAGGTCGCCGAAAACATGCTGATGGACCTCGTTAAGACGACGGAATTGCGCGGGTCACTCAAGAGCCCGGAGGCATTCAAGCAGGCCGTCGACAACGCGACGAAAGCCTATGTTGCATCGGGTGGCACGGTGAAGCCTGAAGATTTCTTGAACGCGATCAAGACGGGCGGCATTGCCGCGAAGCAGTTGGGCGACAACGCGTTCTATTTCGGCCTTCTGCACACGATGCAGGAAATGGGTGGCTTCCGTGCCGGTACGGGCCTGATGAGTGGCTATACGAACTGGGCGCAGGGGCGCACGACGCAGCAATCGGGCGAAGAACTGGTGAAAGCCGGACTGATCAACAAGAAATCGGTCAAGTACGGGAAAACCGGGCACGTCACGAAAATCTTGCCCGAAGCGCTCAACCAGATCGAGCTATACAAGACCGATCCGTTCGAATACTTGATGAAGGAGGTCATCCCGAAGGTCAACCCGAAAGGGAATCTGACGGATATGCAGGTGGTGTCGAAGATCGGCCATCTGTTCTCGTCGCGCAAGGGCGGCGACTTTTTCGCCTCGCTGTTTCTCGAGCGCGCGAACATCATGAAGCACCGCGAGAACGCGCCGAAGGCGTTCGGTGTCGACGCGCTCTACAAGGAAGGCACGAACATCGCTTACGGCAAGGAAATGGACGCGCTGGCGAAGCGCGCGACGCTCGAAGCCGAGTTGGGCGCAAAGATCCTGCCGCTGTATAACCGGGGGCTCGAATTGACTTCCAAGCTGCTGTCGCGGGTGACGGAGTTCACCCGCCAGCACGGCGAAGCGACCCGCATTGCGCTCATCGCACTGGCCGCGCTCGGCGTCATTCTCGGCGTGGGTGGAACGCTCATGATCGGGCTCGCGGCGTTGATCGGCCCGCTCGCGATGGTGCGATTCGGCCTGCGTATGCTCGGCGTCCACGGCAGGGCTGCGGCGGGCGGGATCAATATTGGTTCGGGCGCACTCGGGCGGTTCTCGAAGATCACGAAGGTGTTCAGTTCGACCGGCGGTGCTGCAACCAAAACGGCGTCACGTTTGCGAACGGCGTTGTCCGTTGCGTGGGACGCGTCATCGCCCACTACCTTCGCGCGTACCGTATCAACTCGTATCCCTGCCGCATTTCGTGCTGCACGCGACGCGTCAAAGAAGTGGGGTGCGGATGCGGTCGCGAGCGTGAAGCGCAGCACGAGCGCTACGCGTGAATACATCGCCGAGTTGGGGCGTGCCGCCGCTGCGAAGCGGGCCGCGATCACCTCGCGCGTCGTGGGCGCAGGCCGGTACGTCGCGAGCCGCGGAGTGCGGGGCGTCGCCGGTGACGCCGTGCGCGGCGGCATCAGCATCGTGAAGGGCGGGGCGCGCGGGGCGATCGTTGGTGTAGCCAGTGCGCTCGCAGGGCTCGGCCAAACGTTGCTATTCGTCGGTCGGCTGGCGCTTACGAACCCGATCGGGATCGCGATCACTGCTATCGCGCTCGCGGCGCTGCTGGTCATTCGATATTGGGAGCCGATCAAGGCGTATTTCTCGGGATTCTGGGAGGGATTGAAGGAAGGGTTGGCCCCGTTGAGCGGCATGTTCTCAGGGCTGTTTGCTTCGCTCGGGGAACTGTTCGCACCGTTGAAGCCGGTGTGGGATTGGCTGCTGGAAAAGGTTCAGGCTGCGTGGGACTGGTTCAAGAAGCTTTTCGGGCCGGTCGATACGACGAAAGAAAGTCTCGATAAGGCGTCGGCGAGCGGGAAGGAGTTCGGTAAGTGGCTGGGCGGGTTGATCGTGACAGCGGCGGAGGCGGCAAAGCAGTTCGTAGACTTCGGCGCGAACATGATGCAAGGCTTGGTCAATGGCATCACGAACGGAATGAAATCGGTCAAGGATGCAATCTCGAACGTTGCGGGTTCGACGGTCGCGTGGTTCAAGGAAAAACTCGGCATTCACAGCCCTAGCCGCGTATTCGGTGAGCTGGGCGGATTCATCGGGCAGGGGGCCGCGATCGGGATCGACGGCGAGCGGGTGCGTGTTGCGTCGTCGGCCGCGCGACTCGCGGGGGTTGCTGCTGTCTCGTTCGGCGCGGCGACTGGTGCAGGGTCCGCGCTGGCCGGGTCTATGGAGCCGATGCAGAGCCCGCCTCGGACCGAACAGTATCGACCGCTGATCGATCAGCGCGGGCCGCTCGCTGCGGCTGCGACGTCGGCCGGGAGCGGTCGCCAAGGTGGAGGGGGCGAGCCGAGCGTGCATCACTACACGTTCCACATCAACGCACCATCAGGCAACGCCGACGATATCGAGGCAGCGGTGCGTCGAGCGCTGCAAGACGCCGAGCGGGAGCGCCGTCGACGCGGCGTGTCGAGTCTTTCGGATATCGGGTGAGGGTGGGTAATGCTAGTTGCTCTTGGACAGTTCGTTTTCAGTACCGAAATCGCCCCGTTCCATCAGTTTCAGCGACAGCGAACGTGGAAGCATGCGAGCAATTCGCGCGTCGGCGCTCGCGACAGCACGCAATACGTCGGCCAAGGTGAGGACACAATCAGGATCGAGGGATTGATTGCGACCGGCGAAATCGGCACGCCGGTTTCGCTCGATTTTCTCGAAACGATGGCGGATGCTGGTGACGCTCACGTGTTTGTAGATGGCACGGGGCGCATCTACGGCGCGTTCACCGTGGAGTCGCTGAACGAAACACACTCGTACTTCAACGTCCTTGGCGTGGCGCTGAAAATCGAGTTCGAGTTGACGTTGAAGATCGCGGATAGCGAAGCATTGGGCGCGACCGTCGACGGCGGCTCGCAGAATGAGAAAGCGGCGCCAGCGAACGGGAAGGTGGACAACGCGCCGATGTCAGAAGCGCCGCCGTACATCAAGACGGGCAAGGCGAAGCGTGCGAAGAAGGGGAAATAATGTCGACAAGGCCGACACGGGAGAAATCGGCGGATGCGGGCCGCATCGTGCCGCAATGCGATTACTGGATCACACTGGACGGGCGCGACATTTCCCGTAGCATCGCCCCGTATCTGATCTATCTGACGCTGAGTGAATCCCGCGCGGACGAGGCCGATAGACTCGATCTCGTGCTGGACGACACGCGCGGCGATCTGGCTATACCCAAGCGCGGCGTCACGATAAAGCTGATGCTCGGGTGGGTCGGTCAACCGTTGGTCGACAAGGGCAGTTTTACAGTCGATGAAGTGGAGTTCCACGGCGCGCCGGATCAGATCACGATCAGCGCGCGATCGGCATCCATGACGGGCGCAATGCACGAACGCCGGGATAAAAGTTGGCATGCACAGACCATCAGCGCGATTGTGAAGGCGGTGGCTACGCGCCACAAAATGACGCCGGTTGTCGGTGAAGCGCTCGGCAAAATCAAGATCGATCACATCGACCAAACGGGCGAAAGCGACCTGTCATTTCTGACGCGGCTCGCGAAGCGATACGACGCGGTTATGACCGTGAAGGACGGACGGCTGTTGTTTCTGCCGATCGGTGCGGGCGCGACCGCGAGCGGTAAGCCGTTGCCGACGATCCAGATCCGGCGATCGAGCGGCGACTCGTACCGCTATCATGTGTCGCAGCGCGAAAGCTATTCGTCCGTTCGCGCGCGCTGGCACTCATCGAAGAAGGGGCGCGCGCAGTCGGTCACGGTCGGCGGGGACAACGGCAGCAGCGTAAAGCTGTTGCCGGAAACCTACGCGACGCAGGCAGAGGCGACAGCCGCCGCAAAAGCGGAGTACACGCGCACGCAGCGCGGGCAGGCAACGTTCGACATTTCGTTGGCACTCGGTCGGGCCGATGTGTACCCGGAAATGCCCGCAACCGCGAAGGGGTTCAAGCCGGACATAGACGAGACGCCGTGGCTAGTGAAGCGCGTAACGTCCCGCCTGGACGGAAATGGCGGATTCACTACGTCGCTTGAAATGGAGATGCGCGACGATCCGACGACGAGTCGACACAGGACGCACTTTCGCAAGGGAGGGAAATAGAATTAGGTTGATCGCAGTTGCAAATAACCTCCGTGCCTTGTCCCGAGCAAGGCGGTCAGGTCTATACTTGACTGGCAACACAATCATCTTAGGACGCCTTTCTCTATTCCGTTCGGGGGAAACCATGAGCTACTACGGCATTTCGATGATTAAGTTGGATCAGGCAGGCGTTGAGGTGGAGGAGGCGAAAGTCCATAAGTACTTCAGGAACGATCCCGCAGACCCAATCGGATTGGACGAAGGAAAAACTATGGCCTATCACGATGTTGCCAATCTGATCGTAGGCGGTGATACCGTGTTCGTCATCGTGCCTGACGGGGCAGGCGTGTACCGGGATACGGATAGGGTGCGAGTGAAGCCGGGGCAACATGAGTATCTGGAGAGCGTTGGGGCGGATGGCGCAGCGTCCGGCGCATTGATGGCGCTCCCGACATACAATTGACGTCCACCATCCAAAGCCCGCACATGCGGGCTTTTCGTTGGAGGGGATCGCATCAAGGACCTGATCTCTCAGTCAGCGTCAGATCAGGTCTGAGATTGCTTCGGCGTCACTTCATCAAGGTCCGTGATCGCCCCATCACGGCCAATGGTGGAATTGGTTTCCCATGACCGCTCATGAGTTGGAAGTAGTCATACGGCGGCGGCCACACATAGTTAGCGTGTTGAATAGGCACGAGGTATAGGATACGAATCGGCCTAACCCGACTTCCAATATGCCGTGAATGCAGCGTGCAGCGGGCGGGGATAAACCTACGCTGGGTGGATAGATGCCAATCGAAGACTTTTTAGATGAAACTCTTGGTGTTCTCGAACAGTTCTATTCCGAGATGCAGCCATCTACGGGTGCTGTGCTTTATCGCGAGGTCGGGCCGCATCGCCAGTTCCGACACGTTGCCCTTACTGATTCCTTAGCTTGTTACTTGAAGGGCGTCAAGACAGTATCGACACTTCGCGCATGCGTGCTGCTACTGCGGCACGGTTACACACAGGAGGTCGGTGCGCTCTGTCGAATGGCCGATGATTTTTGCAACGAGATTTTCTTTTTGCTCGTTCCGCAGGGGCAAGCGGGTTGCAGCGATGATCAAGTGAAATTCTTAGAAAATTTCTATCAGGAAGAGTTTGAGCGACCTGATGATCCACTCCGATCGCCTCAAAAGCGAGACACTGTTCCCGCAAAAAAGATTCATGCAACGTTTGGCAAGCTAGCGGCCGACGACCTGAATCCATCTGATGCTCAGGAGCTTCTTCGGACTACACAGCAGGCATTCTCTGGCTATGTTCATGGTGCATACCCCCACATTATGGAGCTTTTCGGTGGAGACCCGCCGCGCTTCCATATGTCTGGAATGCTCGGAACACCGCGAATTGATGAGTGGCGCGCTCAATTGGTCGGTTACGTTCACCGGCTGATCATGGTTACGATCCTAGTTGCTCGAAAGCAAAGCCTACTTAACTTGGAGGCTCCGCTCCGCGTTTTTCTGGCCGACTACGAAGGACGCACGGGTACAGAGCCGAAAATTACCGCAAGTAAGATGCTGGCCGAGTACAAGAAGGACCGTGCCACCTAAGACTTTGGTCTAGTCCAGCCTCATACACATCAGATGTGCAGAATTCGTACCGCGAGGAACCACAGCAGCCATTGCGCGATCACGGCACCGACAAGGTAAGCGACTACGATATGCGCCGGTCGCCGCCGCGAGAACAAAAAGAATCCAAGCACCGCAAACAGGATCGGCGGTCCAAACAGGTACGCGAACAGTTCAATCGTGGAACCTGCAGTTGCGCTGCATGCGTCTACACCGCCGCCACACGTCCCGGCCGGTGGCGTACACCAATGCTCGATTACAGTGCACAGGCGGGTATCGACCGCTGACCATGTGACGATGCTGACGAGTCCCGCGATAGCAAATCCAATCGCTCCCAATAGACGACGCATTATTTGATTTCCCAGAAAAGGATTTGCTTCGAATTCCGAAGGTCAGACCAACCTAAACGTGTGCCGGGCGCAAACGACTGGAATCCGATCACCCGGCTAAAAGTCGCGACGGCGTCGGGTGCACTGCTGACTGTCAGGCGCGAACCGTTCCAGAGGTCGATGTGGCCGCCGCTGGCGTTCGCGTCAGATTCCCCATCGCGTGACCAGTAACGCGAGAACTGAATTATCCCGGTGCGCCCCTTCACCTTCGCTTCCCAATCAGTACCGGTGATGTTTTCCGCTTTCGGTAGGCCGGCGAAGGGCTGATGTTCCAACCATTCACCAAGTTCGTCGGCGCGCGTTGCCGTCGGCTTGCCGTCGAGCATAATTCGCCCGATGGTCGGTGCGCCGGACATAGGCTTAACGGTTTTCTCTGAAAATGACTTCATTTCCACACCGACACGATGCAGCGTGACGCTGATGCGAATAGCGCACTGGTCCTTGTAGGCCGGGTTATCGTATGGATCACCGGAAGGGTAGTTATCCCACAGCTCGTTAAACGTGATCGCCTTTACGGGGATCTCTTTCTGCGAGCCCGTCTGTTTGTTCGTGTCGATCTTGGTCGGTTTCGTGTGCGGCATCGATCATTCCCCGTGGTGCTTGGCGATCGCGTCGTCGCCCCAATGAACGGTGTAGGAACCCGGATCGTCCCCGGTGTAGACGCGCGGCAATGTCCCGCTCGCGTCGAGTCGGCCGAAATGCACGCGGCCGTCGGCCGTTTCGATGTAGTACGGCAAGCCTTCCACCTGATGCTCGGTCGCCTTCACTTGCTCATCGAAAGCGCCTTTCTTGACCGCTGCGACGCCGCCCGTGGCGGTCAGGCTCGATATCACCTTGCCGTGCCCTTCGATCATGTCGTCGCACCATGACTCGCCACAAAGCCCGGCAATGATTTTCGGCGGCTTCGGGCATCCGCACAGCACGATGTCCTGATCGAGCGCCGATTCGCCCGCCATGCTCATGCGATACGGCCCGCCTGATTTCGCGATGACGCCGGTTGCTTTGCAGGCAGCACAGAAGGCCGGGCCACCGATCAACGCGACCTGATGCCCGTTCATGGTGATGGGTGGTCCACCGTGCGGCAGGACGTTGCCGCCGGTCGACAACGTATCCCCGACGACTGCGATTTTTCGCAACATGATTCAGCCCTTAGAAAATGCGGCTTCGGCGCGCAGCGCGTCAGCCTCTCTCAGTTTTGTTCGGATGATTCGATGGGGATTCTACCAATGCCGATCATCAGGGGGCCGTAACAGCCACGTGTAGCATCGCCCGGCCCGGTCGGCTTCGACCTGTGCCGCGTACCACATGGAAAGCAGGACGACGGCGCATGGAAACGTAACGGCCGTTCCGGTGCTGTCATTCCACCCGAATTCGCTGTTCCAGTAGCACGAGAAATAGCCGCCCGTCGGCATGGCGATACCGCGTGGTTCGAAATAAAGGCGCGTGCGGACCATCGCGCGAAAATCAGCGTCGTGTCGCGGTAGCCCGCCGTCGAACGTCATGATCGCGGCGCGCTCATTGAAGAATTCCCACACGTTCGCGTCGTCGTCGCGCTGCATGATCGCCACACAATACTGTATGTTTATCCAGTATCCGGACCGCGCGAGCCGAAGTCAACGAGCGACGAAACGGTGGAGGGCGGGTGATGCGAGGGGTACAGGCGATAGAAAGCGCGCCGCATGTGCGGCGTCCCCGGAATGGTCGTGTTATTTCACTATTTTTCAGTTGCTTGAGCGGTGGCGGATCGCAAAACGCCTTGCCTTTGCGATCCCAATCACTTCCGCCTGTACGCTGGTGGTCCGATTCCGGCCCACATCGGGCCAGAACGCCACATGCGCGGTAGTTCGACGGCCAACAAGCGCCAGCGCGCCAGCACGGCGGCAAACGTACCTTCGGACTTCGCGCGCCTGATCTTGTCGATGACGTTCCAGCCTCGTACGTAATGCGTGAGGCTTCGCTTGCTGGACAGGTGGTGTGGCGAGTGAACGCCGACCCATGCAAGCATGTCGTCGGGCGTTACGTCCGGGGCGGACGGATCAGGATCGAGTGTGGCAACGACGGGAGTTTCATCGGCGACTGACACCCGGCCGATATCCCCAAGCGCTTCGAGCGCAAGCAGGCGTAGCATTTCAATGCGGTGCCAAGGGATCGGGGCGCGCCCGGCAAGGTAATTGCGGACGGTGCGTGTGCAGCAGCGCAATCGGCGGGCGATTTCGGCGGTCGCTAGACCGTCGATAAGGTCGAGAAACTCCCGCAGCGTGCCGTGGCGTGTTTGGTCAGACAC